AAGAGCCCGTATGAAGTACCTCCTCGTCCTCCCTCTCGTAGCCGCTGGCCTCTGTCTGTTCCTCCTCGGTCCCTTCTTTGGGTTCTTCCTCCGGGTAGGTACAGACCCGCGCCCGTGGCCGTGGGTGCACGACATCTTCCGAGACCTCTCCGCGATGGCTTCTATCATGGCGTCCTCTTTCTTGGACTTTACACTGACCAAAGCCAACGGCTACCCCTTTGGTCATCAAACCATCTCGGCGGTGTTGGGCGTCAATGCAGCACGTGGGACGCTCTCTCCTTTGGGTAAGAAGCTCCGAGACCTGCTCGACTACATCGACCCCGACCACTGCCAAAAGGCATACGACAAAATCAAAACACCATAACACATGGACTTTATTCAAGAACACTGGGCGGAAATTGCCCTAGCAGTTATCGCCCTCGCTGGCACTATCACTGGCCTCACGGAATCGACTGAAGACGACAAGATCGTGGACGTCCTCCGCCGCATCGTAAACGCCATCGTATTCGGCAAAGCGAAGTGAAGACGGACGACTTCGATAAGGTACTCAAGGACTTTGCCGAAGAGGTAAACCTTGCAGCCAAGCGCACCCTCGGCTCCCGTAAGATTGGCAAAAACCGGTCCTATGGTGTCGCGTCGCGTTCCTTGCAGAAGTCGCTCGAATACAAAATTGGAGACGGCAAGGTGGAGTTTGGTTCGCCACTCCCCTACGCCGCCTTCATCCATTGGGGCGTCAACGGAACCAGACGAAACCGGAACGCCCCCTTCTCTTTTGGCAGCAAGCAACCCCCACTTGAACCCATCATGGATTGGATGAAGGTGAAGGGCGTTCGGCCAAGAGACAAAGACGGCAAGTTCATCAAACGCATTGGACCGCGTGGGGGCGACCGCCTCAAGAGCGCGGCGTTTATGATCGCGCGAAGCATCAAGCGAAACGGAATCCACGGCCTCAAATACTACTCCGTGGCCCTTGAGAGCATCGTGCCACAATTTACCGACAAGATGGGCGACGCCCTTGTCAAAGACCTCCTCTCCTCCCTCTCATTCAAGACGGGAAACATCACAGTGAAACTGAAATAAAATGGCCGCAAGAATCTTTGATTTTCCCGGTTTTGACCTCCGCCCCGCAGGGCAGCCGCTCATCTTCTCAATTGACGACACGGGCACCACGCCGGATCGGTTCGTGGTCATCGTGAAACGTTCAAGCGTCTACACCGCTGGGGCGCCCGTTCAGGTGGCCAAATTCTACCTCACGCCCAACACGAATGGGGTGGCCTTCTTTGACCTCTCACCCATTGCCGAGAGCATCTTGGAATACCCGTTGAAGGTGGGAAGTACGGTCGTGCATAAGACGGAGGCTTTGGCCGATGCGATGGACGGCCTCACCATGCAGCGGTTCGTCGTTGAGGTGGCGCGATACGACGCAGGGGTGGAGGGCTCCGTGGACGACACCGAGTCCATTATTGTAACCAACGGCACCCAGCAAATCGCCGACGGCCTCCATCCAAGTTTTAACGACTACCTCTGGGGCAACGCCGTTGGGTTCTTGACTGAACGGCCTGTGGTGAACAACGTCATCACACACCGCGCACGCCGCGACGAGGAGATGGTTGTGAGCTTCATTGACGGCGACGACATCGGAGAGGCACGGACGGGCTCGTTCACCGTGGTCGCTGAATTTGTGCCCTATACTGGAAGTTCGACACAGCAAGGTCTGGTGTCTTTTACATCTGGAACCGACCTGACGGAGATGTTGTGGCAAGTGCCAATTGGTGGGCCGAACTTAGCTTCAAACTACAGCACCATCCCGTTCACATTAGAAGAGACCGACTATATCGACTTTTATCTCTACAACTATACTTCACAAATCGGCAACGCCTACCGCGTCATCTTTGACGACACGAGAGGGTGCCGGAACACGGCCACGCAGGTCGCATGGATCAACACGAAGGGCGGGTGGGAATACCTGCGCTTCGATACACGAGCACCCAAGCAAATCAGCGTCGAGGGCAAGACCTTCCGCAAGACCATTGGCACCTACGGCGACGCCACGTTCTCGTTTGACGCGGCAGCAGCACAATACGACACCTTCGCCAAAACAGGAAAGGAGCAATACACCCTCCAAGAAAACTTCTTTGACGCCAACGAACGCGCCCTCTTAGACTCTCTCATGAAGTCTCGCATGGTGCAAATCAGGCGCATGGACGAAACGGTGTGGAAGCCGGCAACGGTCCTCACGAATTCACTCACCATTCAGCCCGCCGGGTCGCAATTCTACAACGTGTCCCTGCAAGTTGAAATCGCTCAAGACATCCGATGCTGAGACTCGTCATAAACAACAAGGACGTCGAGCTGTACGAGAACGCGCCCGTCAATCTCAAGTTCCAGTTTTCCGACGTCGAGAAAATCAACAACCCGCTGGCGAGCTACTCGCAGTCCTTCCGGGTTCCGTTGACTCAAAACAACGTCGACATCTTCGGCCACCTCGATCAGGTGACGGAGGTGGGAGGTTTGGACTTGCGGCAGCGTTTGTCGGCTCAACTCTTGTCCGATACATACCCCATCATGGACGGGTTCGTGCAAATCAAGGCGGTCTACCTCACCAAAGAAATCTACCCCGAAGTCGAGTTGGTTTTCTTTAGTGGGGCGGTGGACTTCAAAAGCGAGCTTGAAGGTTTGTACCTCTCTGACCTCAACTTGAGTTCCTACGACCACGACCTAACCTTGACCAATGTCCAATTGTCATGGCTTGGGACCGGAAACTACATCTACGGAATCGTTGACACGGGGCAGAACTGGACGGCGGACACCTTCGGCACCGAAGGAAGCCCTCTCACCTTGCCGCAATTGACGTTATTCTTCAAGGCCAAGACTTTGCTTGACGAAATCTTTGAAGGCGCGGGCTTGACCTACGAAAGCACCTACCTTGAAGGAACAGACTTTGGCAAGCAATTCGTCATGTTTGCCAATGGTCAAACCGTGGTCGAATCAAACGACGACTTCCTTGAAAGCGCACGGACAACTCTTGCAAGCGATCAGACAATTGCAGCAAGCACCACGGCCATTGTTGACCTCGTGGACAACGGGGTGAATTGCTACGACCAAGGCGGCAACTGGAACAACTCGACCCACAAATACACGGTGCCGGAGAATGGCCTTTACAACGTGTATGCACTTGTCGACGTAGACCACAACGGAACCTTCCAGAATAGAGATTGGACGGTTCGTGTAGTTGTAGACCCAGCCGGAGGCGGCGCCAATTACAACCTTTGGGAACAAGACTTCGCCGATTCTATCCGTTATGACTGGCGGACGGAGTATAGCGTGGCAAATGGTGGTTATAGTGGGCCCGTGGTGCTGAATGCAAACGATGTTTTGTACCTCGAAATTGAAAATCGCGAGGCCGGAGCAAGTCTGACCGTTGAAGCAAACAACAACTTTTCCTCCGGACGCCGGACGTCTTTTGAGGTGTCGGCGGTTTCTCCTTTGGGTGGATATGAGGTGAACGTAGCGGCGAGCGCCCCGAAGATGCTGCAATTTGACTACCTGACCTCTTTGCAGAAACTCTACAACCTCGTCTTCATTCCAGACGAGCTCAAGCCCGGTCACTTCATCATTGAGACGTTCGAGGACTATATGGCCTCCGGCGACACGAAAGACTGGACCTCTAAGGTGGACTACGGCAAAGACGTTGTCATCAAACCAACCACGGACCTGCAAGCGGCTCAATATCGTTGGACGTACTCAAGCGGCAAAGACTTCGTAACGAAGACCGTAGAGGACTCTTTGGGCCGCGTCTATGGCGAATACGAAGTCACGGACACGGGCAACGAGTTTGCCACCGGAATCAACGAGGTGAAGACCAAGTTCGCCCCCTACCTCTTGAGCTTGGTGCCTAACTCCCCGACTCCGATTCTACGCCTTATCACACAGGACGGAAAGGCCATAAAAGACCCAGCGCCCCGGATTGCATACTACGCTGGGCTTGGTGACACGTTTGGAAGTTTGGACATCCTGAACGAGTCGGGCACGCAGTCTACCATGACGCAAATACCGACCATGTCCAACTATGACGTCCCCCAACCCGATCCGGGAGACAAGGACTTGAACTTTGGCATGGAACCAGCGATGTACCCCATTTCAGCGCAACCGGCTCACACCTTGTACTTCCGTTTCTGGGCTACTTACGTCCTCGAACTCTACTCCAACGAGGCCCGCGTATTGTCGTGCAATATGAACCTCACGGAGGCGGACTTGCAGTCGTGGAACTTCAACGACAAAATCTATATCAAGGACACCTACTACCGCATTCTCTCCATCAGCTACGACGCGAACGCACCGGGCACGGCGCAGGTGGAACTCATCCGGAAGCTCGACGACATCGAGGTGTGTGCCGATACGCCGACGGGCCTCTACCCAAACTCGGACATCGTGACGTTCAACAACTCGTCCACGGACTACGGGAGTGAGGCGTGTTGCGTCTTGTACGGCTACGACTGGAGAATTAACCGCGTCACCTTGGACCAACGTTGCCACACGAACACCCAACAACTTGACATCTAAATGAAAGACCCCAAGCACATCACCTCGGCCATCCTTCTTCTGCAAATGGAGAAGGTGAGGAAGCCCCTTCCATGGTGGCTTGTCCCTCTTGACTTGTTCTTGGCTGGCCTCTACCTCACCGGGTTTGTGGCGGCTTGTGTTGCACTCCTTTACCTCGTGGTGTCATGGCTATAAGCAAGCAACAAATCATCCTCGAAATTGACGCGGACACTGGAGAGGTACTGAAGGCAACAAGCGACCTCCAAAAGAATATGGAGGGTGTGGCCGACGCTGCGAACGATGCAGCCGAGGCGACGGAGAGCATCGGCACGGCGGGAGCCGACGCCGGGAAAAAATTAAAGACAGCGGGTCAAACCGGCACCTCGGCATTCAAGGGCTTGGGTGCTGCGATCAAGGCAACCGGAATTGGGTTGCTTGTGGCATTGTTGGCCAAACTTGTCGTGGCATTCACCGAAAACAAGAAGGTCGCCGATGCGCTGGGCGTGGCTACGGCTGCGCTTGGAACCATCTTCAACCAACTCATCGAGTTCGGGACACTTGTCGGGGAGAAGTTGTTCGAGGCATTCAGCAACCCCAAGCAAGCCATCCTCGACTTCAAAGACCTCATTGTTGAAAACATCGTCAACCGTTTTGAAGGTCTTCTAAAGTTGGTGCCTCGACTTGGTGAGGCCATTGGTCTGCTTTTCAAAGGCGAGTTTGGTGCAGCCGGAAAGGTCGCGGCGGATGCGGTCGCACAAGTGGCCCTCGGGGTTACTGACTTCACCGACAAGGTTGGAGAGGCAACGGTGGCCGTGGTGGAGTACGCCAAGAGCACCGCCGAAGCCGTGACCCAAGCAACCGCCCTTGAACGTCAACTGCAAGCGTTAAACAATGCGGAGCGGGACTTGGCAGTACGAACGGCACAAAGTACGGCACAGGTAGAGGAGCTCAAGCGCCAACGTGACGACGAACGCTTGTCCATTGAAGAGCGAATCGAGGCGGCAGAGAAAGCGGCGGCAATTGACCAAGCCATTGCCGACGAAAACGTCCGCATCCAAGAGCAGAAAGCCGCACTCTTGAGGCGAGAACTTGAGCTACAAGGCGAAACGGAGGAAAGGTTGCAAGCGGTGGCAGACGCTGAAATTGCAGCGGCGGACGCACGGGCAGCAAGTGCCGCCGTGCAAACCGAACTCCAAACTTCAATTTTTGGATTGAACGAGGAGGCACGAGCACAAGCCGAGGAACAAGCGGCCCTCGAAGCCGAAGAAGCTCAGGCCGCGCTAGATGCTTTCCTTGATCGCCTTCAAAAGGAGAAAGAAGCCAAAGACAAGGCGGCCGCCGAGGACAAAGCACGGAGAGACCAAGAGACCGCCAACGAGCTGGCAGCAGCTCAACAACGTGTGGCCATTGCGCAAGGCACCTTGGGAGCGTTGCAAAGTTTGACAAGTGCATTCGCCAAAGACACCGAGGCCTCACAAAAAAAGGCGTTCAAAATCAACAAGGCGTTGCAAATCGCACAGGCAACCATCCAAACGTACTCAAGTGCGACGGCGGCATATGCGAGTCAATTAACCATCCCAACCCCAGACGCTCCAATTCGCGCAAGCATCGCCGCAGGTGCTGCCATCGCGTCTGGCTTGGCTCAAATTGCCGTTATCTCCAAAACCAAGTTCCAAGGTGGAGGCACCCCACCCTCGACGCCTTCGGCCTCAACGGGAGGTCTTGGAGGCATCAACGCCCCCGCCGGAGCAGGTGGAGCACAAGCCCCACAACTGGACCTCTCTTTCTTGGGCGAAGGCGCAGGACAAGAGGGACCGATTCAAGCGTATGTCGTCTCCGAGAACGTCAGCAACGCCCAGCAAGCAAATCAGAAAATCCAAGAACAAGCTTCATTATGAGAATAGTTGAACTCATCATCGACGAAGACGCGGAGTTGTATGGCATCGACGCCATCTCCCTCGTTGACCGCCCCGCCATCGAACTCGACTTCATCGCCCTAAAAGAGGCGCGGGTCGATTTTGCCGAAGCCGACACCGACAAACGTATCTTGATTGGCCCGGCCCTCGTGCCCGACAAACCCATCTATCGTAAGAACGGCGAAGAAGAATTCTACGTCTACTTCTCCAAGAGCACCGTTCGCAAGGCAGCCGAACTCTACCTCAAGCACGGCAACCAATCCAACCACACCCTCGAACACGAACACACCATCAACGGCC